AGCGAACAAAATTTATCAGATATGCAGCGTTTAACATTTGAAATATGTCATTATTATGGTGGTGAATTTGACGTGGATGATTTTGACAATTGTTATAAAATTGTAAATGAATATGATGTTGTATGGAAACGTAACCCACAGCCAAAAAAACAAGGAGGGCAAATAAGATGAGTAATTACACGCAAGAAGTAAAGGGTTTGAGTTTGTTGTATCATTTAATGACGCGTTTTAGTATGACTTATGCAGATGCAATCGATGAAATGGAAAGACATAACCAAGATATGACATTTATTGTTGAAATGGGTATTGATAAAGATTATATAATAAAAAATAAAGGAGTTAACAATGAGTAATAAAAAAGATAATCAAGCTGATGAAATCGCAAAAATAAAAGAAGCTAAAAAAAATAAAGGGGTTTATGTTAGTCCCGCAATTATTAGCCCTCAAAGAATGAACGAGTTATTTTTGGAAGCATTAGACACTGTATTAAATGAAGCCCCTTATGTTAAAGCAATAAGAAATAATAGAAATAATATGGAAAGAATAATAAATAATAGAAATAATAATAATATTAACTTAAATAATAAAGGGGGTAAAGATGTTAAGTAGAAAGTATTATAAATTAATCGCTAAAGCAATAAAAGAAAATACAGAAAGTAATAACAGCATAAAAAAAGATGATTTAATTACAGACTTGGCAATTTCTTTTAAATCTGATAATCCTTGTTTCAATTGGTTAAGGTTTGAAGATGCTTGCGAATAAATAATAATAATAAATAAATGATAGGATAAGAAGCCCCGCAGATTAGCGGGGTTTTTTATTTCCAGTCCTTATCTTAAAAAAACTTAAAATTAAATTCATAATTATAATTCAGATTACAATCCAAAAAATCAACCTAAATCGTAACCCCAAGGGGCAACTTAACGGGGGTGGGCGTATAAAAAAACACTCACACACATTCTAAGGCTATTTTTCAAAATTACCCCTTAATTTTTTTACTTTTCTTTTTTATTTTACTTTTTTCTTTTCTCTATTAGTATCTTTATTATATCTCTATTATATATCTTTATTATAAGAATATAATCAAATTTATGAATTATGCAAGTATTTTTAATTTTTGTAAAAATTTTGTATATTTTGCAATGGATTTCAAAAACATAAAAAACATTCCGCATTATTTATTTGATAACTTGGAGGAGTATAAAGCATTTGGAAATACTGCGGTTGTTGTTGATAGCTGGCGTGTTGGTAAAGAAGGTGATTGGGTGTATACAGATGACGGATATATCTGTCAAATACTCAAAAGAAGTAAAGTAAGCCATCCTGGCTACAAAACAGATAGAACTATGGTGCGCACTGTGTGCGGTTCTTTTATCTGTGAACAAAAATCACATACGATACTTGGAGAAAATGGTGTCGTTGAAAACATTTATACCTTTTCAGGTAACTACAAAGCAACCTATTCACGTGCAAAAGATAGAAAACTTAACAATCGTGAGTTTTTATTTGCTAGATATGTTGCATCAGGGGATGATGCTGTCTCTGCATACAAAAAAGCATACCCAAAAGCAGAAGATAAGCGATATATACAAAAAAAATCAAATATTTTATTACAAAAAGAGGAGATAAGAACAATGGTTAAGGAAGAAATTAAAAAAATACTAGAAAGTGAAGGTGTAACACCTGAATGGATTATTGGTATCTACAAAGATATCGCAGAATTGTCCGATAGGGACGCAAATCGGCTTCGCTCGCTCGAATCGCTCGCAAAAATCGCTGGTTTATTTGATACAAACCAAAAACAAGAGCAATTAACAGTATTTCAAGGTTTTACCCCAAAACAACTGGAGGCTTTACAAGGTGAAAAAGAGACAAATGTTATTGGTTACATCGACAAAGAAGATGAATGAAGACTTATGCCCTGCATGTTATGAAAATTTGTATTTTGATGATGATGTCACTCAAAGAGTTGGGATATTATCAGAAGATTACTTTACAGTAGAAGGCTGGATGTGTCCACATTGTACATCTAAATTTGATTTAGACAATAATTTGTTGTATATTAGCGACCAGAATAATAAGGTAGGAAAAGCTTGAATCGTAAAATTATAAAAAATACAGCCTTAGATGCAGTTTCTATGAGTGTAGTTCATATCCCTGCTATATCCTCACATACCAATCTCCCTTATGTGTCTGAGGCTGAATATTTAGGAAAAGTTTTAAAATGATGGCAATGGATGATGTATATGAACCAATAATGCCTATGACCGAGGCTCAAGACTTACTAAACAATTTGCTTGACCAAGTTCAAGTGACTGGCGGTAGAGATAAATATTTGAATTTAATTAGAAAAATTGAATCAGATAACAAAAGAGCTGCAGTATCTTCCAGTGGAGCAAAAGGTGTTTATCAATTTAAAGATAGTGAAGCTAAAGTAGATGCTGTAAAAACAGCAAAACAAAGAGCATTGAATTTAGGTTTTGATAAAGGCACAATTAATTTAATGCCTAATGACCCAACACAATTTACAGATGATGAAGCAGACATTCTTATGTTAGCAAATATGTTTGCACAAAGTAAAGGAGAACCAGGATTTGTTGATAATTTATTAGTTAATGCATTTTCAGGTGATAGAAAGTCAATGCAAGATGCTTATTACATGCTACATCATACAAGCAAAACTGACCCTGGTACACAATCAAGAGTAGAAGACATAATACCTTTGACAGGTTTATTAGAACAATATAATTATTGATGAAAAATCAAAATTTAATATCACAATTATTATCTCCATATATTAAGCAATTTTCTAAACAAGTTGCTCCTAAAGCATCTGATGCTATGAATAAAATTATGTCTGACCATGAAAAAAGTATGCAAGAGTTTAATTTAAGCAAACAAAATTTACCTATTGACGAAAATCAAATACTAACAATGGTTATGGGTCTTAGCGGTGGATTAGGTAGACTGGGCGCTTTAAGACAAATCCCTCAATATATTAAAAATATTCAACATGGAGCTGGATTTTTAGACAAATTAATGTCAAGTAAATAATGAAAAAGAGGTGAGTTATGGATAAATGGGCATCGGAGATACCTATAACAGACGCAAGGACTAGAGCAAAATTTAAAGATGGTGGGAAAACACCTGCATGGCAACGAAGTGAAGGAAAAGACCCTAAAGGTGGTTTAAACCAAAAAGGTGTTGAATCATATAGAAGAGAAAATCCTGGCTCTAAATTGCAAACTGCTGTAACCACTAAACCATCAAAACTTAAAAAAGGAAGTAAATCTGCAAAAAGAAGAAAATCTTTTTGTGCTAGAATGAAAGGTATGAGAAAACGTCAAAAACCTAGTAATAATACTGGTAAAGATAGGTTATCACTTTCATTAAAAAAATGGAATTGCTAAATGGCTAATTTAAATCTTAATGGCGATATTTCGCAGAATGAAAAAATTCTTGAAATGGCCTTTAAAGACCTGATAGTGTTTGGCAAACTATTTTCCCCACAAGACTTTTTAGCGTCTGCAACTCCAAAATTTCACGAAAATGTAGGAAAATTACTTTTAAATAGAGATATTCAACAATTAGCTCTTGTCTTGCCTCGTGACCACGCAAAGTCAACCTTAGCAGCATGTGCTGTGTTACATAGGTTTTTATTTGCGCAAAAAGATAGCCCAGAATTTATCGCTTGGGTTGGCGAGGCACAAGACCAGGCTATTGATAACCTTAATTGGATATCAACTCATATATACGAAAATCCTGCAATACATTACTATTTTGGCGATTTGCAAGGCGATAAGTGGACAAAAAACGAAATTGTATTAAAAAACAATTGTAGGATGATTGCAAAAGGTGCATCACAAAGATTACGTGGTAAAAAACAATTATCTACTAGATATACAGGAATTATACTTGATGACTTTGAATCTGAGTTAAATACTAAAACACCAGAGTCTAGACTTCAAATAAAGAACTGGGTAACTGCAGCAGTATATCCAGCGATTGATTTTGATAAAGGAGGTTTTTTATGGTGTAATGGAACAATAGTGCATTATGATTCATTTTTAAATGGACTTGTTAAAAACTATAATTCAGCTATGAAAACAGGCGAAGAGTATTCCTGGACTGTAGAAACTCATAAAGCTATAACAGATGACGGTGTACCATTATGGCCTTCACGTTGGCCACTTAAAAAAATTGAAGAACGTAAACAGTTTTACATAGATTCTGGTACTCCTGCTAAATTTTATCAAGAATACATGAATCAAGCTAAATCTCCAGAAGACCAAGTGTTTGGAGA